ACAAGGATAATTTCTATGTAGATTCGAGTCTTCATGGATACATAATTTACAAAAAATATGATACATTTATTAATTTTATAAAAAATAAACCTTATTTTAAACTTATTTAGAAATAAGAGAAGTAGAAATTAAATTGAAATGAAAAGAGTAATTGGGAAGAGAATAACAACAGATTTATATACAGCATTTTCTAAAAAGAATGAGTTTTCAATTGAAGACAGATATTATATTTACTTACTTCCATCTATTAAGATTTCAGGTACTGAAATATTTATTGAAAGTACAAATAAAAATATGAGATTTGATTTTGTAAATATTTGCTGGCTGTTTTGGAATTTTCAAATAAATATAAGTGTTGAATATGAAAATACAGAATAAAGAATTCAGAATCGCTATTGCAGATATCGAGACTTTGAAATGCTGTTCAATGTTTGGGTTTTATGATTTTGAAAAGGATAAGTGGGATATATTTGAAATTAGTGAGTTCAGAAATGATTTGTATGCTTTTGTTAAGTTCTATAGTAAGACTAATTGGGATAGGGTTGTTTGGTATAACGGGATAGATTTTGATACGCAGGTAATAGAATATATCCTAAGAAATTATGAAAAGTGGTTTGATTTAAGTGGATTAGAAATAGCTAATTTGATTTATCAACAGGCCCAAAAGGTTATTGATAATAAAAATTATGGTGTTTTTAATGAGTTTAGACCAGAATTCATGGAAATTAAACCAATTGACGTATATACTATTCTTGGTCTTGATAATGAAGCAAGGAGATCCAGCTTAAAAAAGTGTGCATTTCAACTTGATGAAGAAGTGGAAGAGATGCCAATACATCATAGCGTAGAATCTTTAAGTTTGGAAGAAGTAGAACAGGTTAGAGAGTATATAAAAAATGATATACTTATAACCTATAAACTGTTCAAAATAGTATTAGGTGATACTGATCATCCTGTATATAAAGGAAATAACCAGTTAGAGTTAAGACTTGATATTCAGGATGAATTTGGTATAGATTGTCTTAATTATAGTGATATTAAAATTGGCGATGAGCTTTTGAAAAAGAGTTATGCTGAAGCTATAAAGAAAGATGTTAAAGACTTACCAAAGAAAGGTTTCTTCAGAAAAGAGATCAAACTTAAGTTCTGTATACCCAAGTATGTAGAATTTCAAACTGAACAGCTAAAGAACTTACTTAAAGAAACCAAGAGTAAAGTAATTGGTCAGCAGGAAAAGCATGAAGTAGAATTTAACTTTAAAGGAACTAACTATACTATAGGTTTAGGCGGTGGTCATAGTGACAATACTTCTGAAATCTGGCAATCTGATGAAGATTATCAGATAGTTGATCTTGACGTAGGTTCTTTATATCCGGCAATTATTGTAAATAACAGTTATTATCCATATCATCTTGGTAAAGGATTATTGAATGTTTACAAACAATTGTATCTTAAGAGAATAGAACTTAAACCACAAGCTAAAAAAGATAAAAAGATAGCAGGTATTGTAGGTGCTATTAAGTTAATCTTGAATAGTGCATACGGTAAAATGGGTTCTATGGATAGCTGGATGTATGATAAACAGGTTCAGGTTAGTGTTTGTCTTACAGGTCAGTTTGCTTTACTGATGTTAATTGAATCTTTGGAACTTGAAGGTATACATGTATTTAGTTTTAATACTGATGGTATAACTTTGAAATTACACAAAGATAAAGTTGATAGGTTCAAGAAAATTTGTGAAGATTGGGAGAACAAAACAAGTTTTATACTTGAAAGGCAAGATTACAAGAAGATTATTTATTCTACCGTCAATGATTATATGGCTATAACTAATGAAGGTAAAGTTAAAACAAAGGGTGATTTTATATCCGAGTTTGAACTTTGGAAGAATAAATCTAACAGAGTTATAGCATTAGCTTTACAGGAATATTTCACAAAAGGAACTAAACCTGAAGATTTTATTAGGAATCATAAGAACATTTATGACTTCTGTATTATGTCAAGAGCTACAGGTGAGAACTATCTTGAAATGCAAAATGATAAAAACGAAATAATTAAACTAAAGAAACTTGTCAGGTATTATTATTCTACAGAATCTAATTGGCAGTTATTCAAAAGAGGAACAGGAACAACAGGTAAACAAATGAATGTTAATCAAGCTGCACCAAATGATTTAGGTAATATTTATATACAGTATTTCAACAAGTTTGAAGCTAAGAACTTTGATGATTATCATGTAGATCTTAACCAGTATATCTATAAAGCATATAAAATCATAGCTAAAGTAGAAAAAAACAAAAAAGACAAGAATTTCATAACAAGTTTAAACCAAGTAACTCAAATGAGTTTATTTTAATTATGGAAAAGATACCAACAGCAGAAGAACTTTTAAATGAAATTCTATCTTGCTTAAAAATAGAAAGGGAAGCTTTAGATAATGACCCTGAATTAAAACCTTACTTATTAGAACAAATAAATAATAGAACTAAACTCCACGTTAAAGCTGCTTTAGAAGCTGCTGCTCAAAATGCAAAACATGTTCATAGTGCTTATGATAACGATTTTAAGATTAATAAACAATCAATTTTAGATAGTTATAGTGAAGATTTAATTAAATAAGATAGATGGAAGAAATAAAAGATACTTGTTATAAGGGAACAAGAATACTTCTTGGAAATAAGAAAAGAGATTTAATTAATATCAATAGGTGAAGAACCAAGCTTTGACAAGAGTTTGGAATTAATGATGGATGGTTATATATTTCCTGGAGGTAAGATTACTAAAAAGGGTTTAGATTTGATAGATTCTGTAACAGGTTCTAAAAAAACAAATCTCAAAGTAAATTATAAGGATATACTTGATGAACTGAAGAAAACTATGAAGAAATTTGTTGGTAAAGAACAAATACAGGGCTTTGGTGGAGTTTATTTCAGACCTACAGAAGTAGAACTAAAGCAGTTTCTTGAAAGATTTTGGAAATATTATCCTGAATATAGAGATATTGTTAAAATTACCAAGATTCTTAATAAACATATAGAAACTTGCAGTAAAAAGAATAGTTTTGCACCAGCTATCAAATATTTTATTCTTAAGGAAGCATCCAGAGGAATGTATACATCTCAATTAGCATCAGCTTATGATAGCTTTGAAGACAAAGAAGAAACTAAAACATCAACATTTGAGTTATGACAAATTATTATGAAAACCTGAAGAATGCTATAGAAGAAGGTATTGAAGGTAAGAATGAAGGATTATCAACAGGTTTTCAGAGATTAGATAACTATATCTCACTCAAAAGAAAGATGTTGATATCTGTTATAGGTTCACCAGGATCAGGTAAATCTGCATTTACTAACTTAGCATTCTTAATGAATCCGTTTGAGGATAACTTTAGCACTAACAAGGTAAAACTTAAAATAATACTTTTTTCTATGGAAAGGAGTATTGTTTTTAGTTTTGGTAAATGGATGTGTTTAAAGATATTCCAGGAACAGGGAGTAGATTTGGATTTAGGAACTTTATTAGGTTGGTATAGAAACAAAAAGCTTACACCTGATGGATTTAAATATGTAGAAATGTATGAAGATTATTTTACAAATCTTCAAAATACATTAGATATATACGAAGGTCAAAGAAGTCCTAATGATATTTTCAGAATTGTCAAAGGTTATTCTGAAGCTAATGGTAAAGAAGAAAACATATCTGAGTTCAAGAAGAAATATGTTCCTAATGATCCAAATGAACATGTTATTGTAATTGTAGATCACATAGGTTTAACAAAACCCATTAAGGATTACCCTACAAAGAAACAAGCAATTGACAGATTAGTGGAGCATCTTCAATATTTTAGGGATCATTTAGGATATACTTGTGTAGCAGTTAGTCAGTTAAACCGTGATTTAAGTAACCCACTGTATAAAAAAATGGACAGTTTTGAACCACATCTTGATAATATTAAGGAAACAGGTAACTTAGGTGAAGCATCTGATATAGTATTAAGTCTTTTTGATCCTATAAGATATAATACAACTGATAAGAATTATGGAGATGTAGAGAAGTTTAGAAGTCCTATAAATGGTCATAAGTATTTCAGAAGTGTATCTATCCTAAAGAACAGTTATGGGATTGATGGTGCATCTATAGGAACAGTATTTATGGGTCAAAATGGTTTATTTAAGGAATTACCAAAATCTACAGAAGTAAGAGATTGGCAACAAAAGGATTATGATAGCATATTTAATCATACATATTTCCTACAGAAACCTTTAATACCATTTGAAAAAGCAATAAGAATTTAGTATATTTGCAACAAATAAAATAAACAATGAGTAGATCAGATTTCGGTAAAGTATTAATTGTTGGACCTTCAGGTTATGGTAAAAGTTTCTTGAGTAAAACAGCTGATTTTGACAAAACAGGTTTTGTTAATTCAGAACAGAAACCATTACCATTTAAGGGTAATTTTAAATTTAGTGGCAGACCTAAATCATGGGCTGGATTTCTAAAAAACATTGAAGATTTTGGAAATAACCCTGATATTAAGAATATCATAATTGATTCACAATCAATGGGTTTTGATATGTTGCATAATGAAATGCAACAGAATTTTAAGGGTTTTGATATTTATGCTAATTACAATAAGCAATTAGCAAGGTATTTTGATTTGATTAGAGCAGTACAAAAAGATGTAATTGTACTTAGTCACGATGAAACTGTTGTAGAACAAGGTTATAAGCAAAGAAAAGCTAAAGTTCAAGGGAAACAGTATGAGGGAAGAGTTGAAGCATACTATACTGTAGTTCTTTTTGCTGATAAGAGAATTAAGGAAGGTAAGCCAGAATATTTCCTTAGAACATTTGCTGAAGACACAAGTTCTAAAACACCAGAAGGATTATTTCCTGATAAACAAGGAAATAACCTATTGGAAATACCAAATGATGCAGCTTATATTTTTAAA